CTATCTTTGCAACGTGTTACAATTATTACACGCCCCAAAGATACGAAAAAGGGGTTACAAATAAGAATTTTAACTAATAAAATAATGTAATATGGAAAAATGGACAAAAGAAGAAGTTGCGGAGGTAATTGAAAATTTACCCCTCCAGCGAAAAATTATTGTAATGAGTGTGCTACAACACATACCATCAATATTAACAGTTGGTGTTAGCGGCGCACTATGTGCCTCAGACTTGAATGCCATCGGCGAAGCCTTTGGCGACGATAATATATGGATCCAAGCTGTCAGTGAAGAAAAATTCAATTTAACAATAGTAGTAAAGGAAAAATGAAGAAGTATATTAAAATTTCAACGAAGGAGAAAGAGTGGATAATGCAGGCGTTCGACGTTTCGCTTGTTATGGTGAACCATGCATTGGGTTTCGACAAGAAGCGCGGTAACAGCGATTTGGCAAAGCGCATTAGGAAGTTGGCTTTGCACCGTGGCGGGGTACTTATGAACGAACTGCCCGTATTTGAAACGATACACAACACAGCAAGTGGCGAAATGGTGCAGGAATTTCCCAACGGCGCAAAGCTCGTTGCCGAATTAGCTACTGGTACTGTAAAGGTGTACGACAAAGCAGGCGTTATTCGCCACAGGGTTGAGAACTGCACGATAGAAAGGTTATACATAGAGCAGCTGTTTGCTGCAGGCTTATAAGGAGGTAAAACTATGAAAGTTACTTTTGGAAAGGACACAAATGTTATTTTAGAGATTGCAGAAAAGAATACTTCTGTAATTGTACGTGAAACTGCAGGCGGAGTTGTGGTAATGATTGCCAATAGTAAGGAAAATCGGCTGTGTAAATTACTGAAAAGCTGCCTTACAAAAATACTGAACAGCCGAAAGTCGCAACGTAGCGAAGCAGAAAGATAATAAAAAAGCAGCGAAGTATGGAATATTACAACAAAATGCTGTGCGTAACAGAAGCGGAGCTGATTGGTGGAAGCGACCCTGTGATGAAAAAGGGTACGCTAAAATCAAATCTATTCCGCAAGAACATCTTCTGTGTATGCCGTGGCGGTGGCGAGGGTAGATGCGCACTGTACAGCTTTGATTCCATGCCGAAAAAGTATAGGGAAAGATTTATGGAGAAGTACGGCAACCCCGAAGAAGTGCTGCGTGAAAGGGAGATGCGCAAGACGGTGAAGTACGACGAAAGCGCACGCACTTTCTTTGAAGAATATGAATACTTCAAGAATGGCGAGTACACAACGCTCAACAAAGACCTGATAGCCGAATACACCACCAACGCCAGTGTGCTGGGCGAGCTGCTGCGCATGAAAGCTGAACGCAAGGCGATGATGGCAAGCCTCAATGCAAGGGCTACCGACGTGTGGGAGGTGGTGTTGCAGAACAGCGAAGAGCTGCGCGAACGCTACCAMCACACGCTRCCTGCCAGCCTTAGCCGCCTGAARGCAMGMATAYGCGCCTTTSAGAARGACGGCTACGAAAGYGTCGTCAGCAAGAAGCTCGGCAACATCAACACCATAAAGATAACAGCCGAAGGACGCGACGTGTTGGTAGCATTAAAGCGCAGCCATACACCACGCTATAACGATGAGCAGCTATTTGCAAAGTACAACGAAATAGCGGTGTTCCGTAGGTGGAAGCAGCTTAAGAGCGTGCGTTCCATGCAAGCGTGGCTGTACAGCCCAAAGATTGAACAGTTGTGGTGTGATGCCGTGCACGGCGAACAGGTTGCCCGCCAACGCTTCGGACGCAAGCAAAGCACGATGTTGCCTACACGCCGAGACAGCCTTTGGTATGGCGACGGCACGAAGCTTAACCTGTATTATCGGGAAGGAAAGACGGTGAAGACGATAAACGTGTACGAGGTGGTAGATGGCTTCAGCGAAGTGCTGCTTGGCTACCACATCAGCGAAAGCGAGAACTTCGAGGCGCAGTACGGCGCTTTCCGCATGGCAATACAGCGCAGCGGGCACAAGCCCTACGAAATAGTGCACGACAACCAGGGCGGACACAACAAGCTGAACCGACAGGGCAAGAAGCCTGCGGGGGACGGCGAAAAGGCACAGGGTTTCTTGGACAGGCTTTGCCACATACACCGCCCCACGATGCCTCACAATGGTGAATCGAAAACGATTGAAAGCATCTTCGGACGCTTCCAGCAGCAGGTGTTGGCACGTTACTTCAACTTTACCGGGCAGAACGTTACGGCAAAGAAGCTGACGAGCCGCCCCAACATGGAGATGGTGGCAGCCAACCGCGACAAATTACCGACATATCAGGAATTATGTGAGCTGTATGCCCAGTGCCGCGAAGAGTGGAACGAAGCAAAGCACCCAAAGCACGACAGCAGCCGCATGGCACTTTACGAGGGCAGCGTGAACGAAGACACACCTGCCGTTGGCAAGTACGAAATGCAGGATATGTTTTGGATAATGAGTGAAAAGCCCGTAACGTTCACCGACAGCGGCATAAAGATGACCATTGACAAGAAGTCCTACCACTGGGAGGTATTCACTACTGATGAGAACGGCGAAGCGATACCCGACAGGGAATGGCGGCGCCTGCACACGTGGGAGAAATTCTACGTGCAATACGACCCAATGGATATGACGACGGTAAATCTCTATTATATCGACCGCGCTAAAAAGCTGCACTTCTGCACTGTTGCGAAGCCGTATATGCAGATACACCGTGCAATGCAAGACCAGAGCGCCGAAGAAAAGGCACGCATACATGCTGATATTGAGCGTGGCAAGCAAGACAGAATAGAACGTGTGGTAGCGGGCAGGAACATTGCCCAACGACATGGTACTGACCCCGAGCAGAACGGGCTGTATTATCCAAAGCCCAAGGGTTTGACCGCAGAGCAGCAGCAACAGGTGTACGACCGCATGGACAGGCTCAAAAGCGACAGCCGCGCCGAAGTGGTGGAGCTGGGACAGCATACAAAGAAGATTTCAAATATTGGCTGGGAAGAAGTTCTGTACGATGAGCGGAAGACGGCGGATAAATTATAACAACTTAAAAATGTAAATCAATGAGAACAAGCGAAAAACAGCAGATAACAGAGAGTTTAAAAGCCTACGTGGTTAAGTATGGCAGTCAGAACAAGGCGGCGCAAAGCCTTGCGGGTATCAGTGCTGCAACGGTAAGCCAGCTGCTGAAAGGCAACTGGAATAATGTCAGCGACGAAATGTGGAAAAACGTTGCATCGCAAATCGGTTACAAGCAGGGCGACGGCTGGCAAATAGTGGAAACAACGGCATATAAAGAAATGGTGTTTGCCCTGAATGACGCCAAGGAGTGGAAAAATGTAACGTGGGTGGTGGGTGATGCAGGCTGCGGAAAGACAACCACGGCACGCCTTTTTGCCGCCGAACAGCGCGAAGCATTTTACGTGCTTTGCAGCGAAGATATGCGCAAAAGCGACTTTGTGCGTGAAATAGCCCGCAAGGTGGGGTTAAGAACGGAAGGTTACAGCATCCGCGAGCTGCTCGACCGCATTATCGACAGCCTTGTGCAGATGGACGAACCATTGCTGATATTCGACGAAGCTGACAAACTAACGGAACGTGTATTCCACTACTTCATCGACCTATACAATCGCTTGGAGGATAAGTGCGGTATCGTGTTCTTTTCAACAAGCTACATCAAACGGCGCATGCAGATGGGCTTGCGCTATAACAAATGCGGCTACAACGAAATACACAGCCGCATGGGGCGCAAGTTCTTCGAGGTGGAGCGCACATCGCCCAACGATGTTTACGCCATCTGTGCAGGCAACGGCTTGAACGAAAAGCAGACATCGGCGGTAATGAAAGATGCCGAGCAGTACGACTTCGACCTGCGCAGGGTGAAAAAAGCTGTGCACAAGCAAAAGCGAATGAAGTAAACGAAGAGTGTTTAAACACTGATTAAATAGTATTTGAAATGTTGAAAAAGGCACTATCAATGACAGATTTGTTACGTATAAACAGAAAGGTGTACGACTTTGAAGGCGATTGGAAAGAAGCCTTTGGACAGCCAGAGCGAGGTGGTGTATGGTTTGTATGGGGCAAGAGCGGCAACGGCAAAACATCTTTTGTGCTGCAGCTTTGCAAAGAGCTTACCCGCTATGGCAAGGTAGCCTACGACAGCTTGGAGGAAGGCAGCAGCCTGACCATGCAAAATGCCCTGGTGCGTGTTGGAATGGCAGATGTGGGCAGACGCTTTGTGCTGCTGAACGAAAACTTTGCAGAGCTTGACGACAGGCTTAACCGCCGTCGTTCGCCCGATATTGTGGTGGTGGATAGCTTTCAGTATGCGCACATATCGTTAGGGCAATACGAAGATTTTTGCAAACGCCACCATAACAAATTGATAATATTCATTTCGCAAGCCGAAGGGTTAAAACCATTAGGTCGCACAGCAGTAAGCTCAATGTACAGCGCATCGCTAAAAATATGGGTGGAGGGCTACAGGGCAATAAGCAAAGGGCGATATTTTGGCAACCGTGGCTATTATACCATTTGGGAAGAGCGTGCGGCAGAATATTGGAATAAGCAAAGTAATAAATAAACAATAACATGGCAGAAGAAAGAAATTATGCACGCTTCTACATGCTGCTGAAGCAGCTGCCCCATGCCGACAAGGACACGCTTGTGTGGCAATACACACAGGGGCGAACAAAGTCGCTCCGAGAGACATCAAAATGGGAGTACGACGTTATGTGCCGCGATATGGAGCGGGTGGTGAACATTGGCAACAAAGCAGCCCTGAAGCAGGCTGCATTACGCAAGGCACGCAGCGGAGTTCTGCACCAGCTACAAATATACGGGCTTGACACCACCGACTGGGCAACCGTAGACGCTTTCTGCAAGAACCCCCGAATAGCCGGCAAGCCTTTCAGAAAGCTAACAATAGAAGACCTTAACCAGGTGAACAAAAAAATAAGAGTAATCATCAAAAAACAAAAAGAAAATGGACAAAGTAAAAGTTGAAATGACTGCCGAAGAGCAAGCACGCTTCGCACAATTCAAGGCAGAGGAAGAAAAGAAAGCAGCTGCAGCAAAAGCCAAGGCAGACCGCGAAACCTACAAGCAGATGGTGGATGACGAGGTAAGCGCAGCTATACCCATCTTGCAGGAGCTTTCGGGCGATATTAAGACGGTAAAGCAAAAAGTGATAGACAACTTTAAAGCCATCATAGCGACAAAGGCAGAGTTGTTCAAGGCGAAGAATCCCGACCAACGCTCGCACACCTTTACCACTTCAGACGGTAATATGCGCCTGACGATAGGACAATACACCACCGACGGCTACCGCGACACTGTGGAAGACGGCATTGCCATCGTAAAGGAGTACATAACGTCGCTGGCGAAAGACACCGAAACGCAGGCACTGGTAAATATGGTGTTCCGCCTGTTGGCACGCAACGCACAGGGCACGCTGAAGGCATCACGCATCGTTCAGCTGCGCAAGATAGCGGAGGACAACGGCAACGAACGCTTTTTGGAGGGCGTTCGCATCATTGAAGAAAGCTATCAGCCGACAGTGAGCAAACAATTCATTCGTGCCGAAGTGCGCAATAACAATGGGGCGTGGAAGCAAATACCATTGGGAATGACAGAAAGCTAACGGGTATGAAATATGATACAAGTAGGCGATAAATTCACGTATCACTGGGTAGGGCACGAAGAATGCTACAAAGGGCGCATTTATCAAGTGGAAGGTGTCTACAGGAATTGCACCTGTGGCAAGCCCGAATGGCTTACCGGCAAACCCGAAGTGCCCCGTCGCTCCCACATACACATACGGGCTAAATTGATAAAAGCACCCATAAAGTATATGGAAGGCGATAAGGGCTTTTTCTTCGGTCCATTAGATGCAGACACCCTGCGCGACATCGATGATCCCGATAAGTCGTGGGTGGAGATAGTATATCAGAAAGGCGACGAACTAAGCCTTTTCAATCAAAGTAAATAACAATGAAACAAACAACCAACAAAAAAGCCCACCACAAGGCACGACCACCACCACGCCACAAGCCATCTATAGATGCACAAACGTAGATCTATAGATGTACGAGCGTAGATCTATAGATATACAAGCGTAGATCTATAGATATACAAGCGTAGATCTATAGATATAAAAACGCACGGGCAACAGACATAAAAAAACAACCACCCTAAAGCCACAAACAAAAGCCCCAAGGCAAAGGGAAAACAACGGGGCAAAAACAAAAATAAAACAACAGAATTATGACAAAATGTTTGAATTTCACAATTAGAGAGCAAAAACTAAGTGTAGGACCAAAGAAAGGGCAAAAAGTGTTTATAGCACGCCCAACCGACCGACAACGAGTA